GGACCAGCGGAAAGACAGACGACAGGCGATTGTGTATCACACTCCACGAGAAATGCCGTAGACCTTACCAGAGCAGTTGAAATTAAGAACGGAGAACGTGAAGAGTTCTTACATCGAGGTGCAACTGAAGCTATTTATCAGTCTCGCGGTCACAAGGGGCAGGGAATGTCATGTTCTGGTGCTGCCAGATATGTTCATCAAAATGGTGGGATCTTACTTAGGCAAGACTATGGAGACATTGATCTTTCTAAATATAATTCTAGCATTGGTGCGAAGCATCGCATCCCAGACAGCATCTATAAAACAGAAGCTAAAAAACATCAAGTTAAAACAATCTCAAATATCAGAACTGTAGAAGAAGCTAGAGATGCTCTGGCAAATGGATATGCGATGTCTGTTTGTTCGGGTTATGGATTCTCAAGCAAAAGAGATTCTAAGGGAATCGCAAAACGTTCCGGCAGATGGAATCATGCTATGGCTTGGATTGCCTGTGATGATACTCACTCAAGATACAAAGAGACGCTTTTCTTGGTTCAGAACAGTTGGGGCGTTTGGAATAGCGGGCCAAAAGTTCACGATCAGCCAGAAGGAAGTTTCTGGATTAGAGAAAAAGACGCTAGGGGAATGTTGTCGGGCGGTGGTGCTTGGGTTTTCAGTGATGTTGATGGATTCCCTGCTAGAAAAATTAAATTCTCAGCTAACGAGGTGTTTTAATGAATGTTACAACTAGAGCACTTTTAGGTGCTGGTGTAATTGCTGCTTTTATTTTTTTCAGCAATCCTTCAAAAACTTTGAATTCAGGGTTGACAAATGACGATATTCAAAGTATAATAGTTACAACAGAAGGAGCTTTTGATGATGCGGAGAAGTCGATCCTTGGTGGCGACAAGCCAGTTCCTCCAGATGATGACGAGCCAACTGGACCAGATCCAGATCCGGCAAAGTGTATCTGTAAAGGGACAGGCAAAATAGTTCAAGGAGACGGTCATGTTTCGGCATGTCCGTATCATGGTCAAAAGGATTTACCTGTTGAGTGTGATGATGAACCCATCACAACGAAACAAAGTGTGCAAAAAAGAAGAGGTCTTTTTGGAGGTCGCCTCTTCGGTCGATGAACGACCTCTAATTAAACTATAGTTATAGTGGAGAATTGTTATGGGTAAAGCTAAATCGCTACTCAAGTCTCGTAGATTTTGGGTGTCTGCTGTTGGTCTTGTTTCTGTTGTTGCATCGGAAGCGTTCGGTGTTGAACTTAATCAAGAGCAGTTGATTGGTGTCGTCACCATTGTGGTTGCTTGGGTGATCGGTGACACTGTACGCGAAACTAAGTAACTAAGAGGAGATCGTTATGGAACTTTTATCTAGTTTTTTGGGAAGTATGGACGTTATCCAGTGGGTATTTCTGGGGCTGGGTGTTATTTTAGTCGCACCAGTTCTGCTAGACTTCTTTAGTAAATTTAAGAGCGTTAAGGTAAAACGTTCTAGCAGTAACGATCTAGGAGATTTAATTACAAAGTGGGAAACCTTGGCTGATGCGGTTCACGAAGCTGGAATTAATGAGGCTTGTGATTTGTTAGACGAGGTGTTCCCTTTGTTAATTCATGTAAGAGACGAAGAAGTAAATGTAGAACCGGAGGGTTACGATGACAAATAACATCAGACTTGTACTGGGAGCTTTATGTGTTGTCATGGGTCTTTTCTGGCCTAATATTAAGGAAGTAATTTCCAATATTGATATTGGTCCAGATCCATCTCCGGTAATTGTAATAGACATGCCAGATGAAGATGTTTTGAATAAAGTGTCTCCGTTGGCAGAGTTGGTTACAGATGAAGAGGATCAAGTCCGACTAGCGATATTCAACAACGTGTTTTCTGATAGAGTTAAAGGATACGATGCTGATGCACAGCAGGTTAATGATGTGTATGTTAAGGCAGCAAAAAATGTATTCGGAGAATCTCTAAAGGGAAAATACGATGGATATGGTGACGGAATCAACAAGCTGCTAGAGTCCAATCTCGGAACAGAAAACCATGCAGTTACGCCAAAGGAAAAAACCGGCCTGTCGCAAGACTTTAAAGGGTTGGCTTATTGCTTGGCTAACTGAGTGCTATCTACAACAAAGGGAAGTTTCCATGCGGTTCTTCACCGAGTATGATAGATACAACAAAACCGCATTTTTATTTCTAACTATTGAGGACTATAATGGATATTGTTCAAACTTTGCAAATTAAAATTCAGTCTCTAATGCATGAAAAAACCTTTGATATTAACAGTGCATTGGCAAATCCAACAGAGGAAAGCTCGTTACTGCGGCTGGAAAAAGCTGTGGCCGAATATGCCGCACTTTCAGAACAACTCAACACTTTGAATAGATTGTCACAACAAATGCAGGAAAATCAAGAAAAACCTGTTGACAATTAGAAAATCTGTGGTATAATATGAAAACAAAGATCACACTATTGGTAATGGAAGTCTTCGATAGACCAAGAACAAATGGTGTAATTCCATTGAGATTCTTAGTAGATGAAAACTATCATCCAATTTCAGGATATGTTTCTACAAAATCAGAGATGGACACAATTACCGAGATACTACAAAAATACTCTTTTTTAGAAGTTGTTTACTGCTATCCTCAATTGTCAGATTTTATTCATGAAGCGGGTAGCTCTGAATGTGAAGTTGTTTATACGATTTCCATGCCAGAACATCTAATTAGAGTTAAAAACAAAGGTATGTTGGTCGATCTTGAAGAAGTACACTTAAAGGAAAGATATGGAAAAACCATCGAACGAACCCCAAGATCCACAATTAGACACTGATTTAGGAGATTTTCTTAAAGATAAGGTGTGCTCATTGGCGATAACTGTAGATAAGAACAATGAACTGACTTATCAAATCAACTGGTCGCCTGATGAAAGTGGCCTAGCGGGTGCAGCGTCAGTGTTTTACAGCCTGCTATTTGATGATTTAGGTCTTAAAATTTTTGAAGAAATGAAGCAACAATGCGTAATAAATAATGCGGAGATGGATTATCTAGCAATATCTAAGATAATGCACAGCTTCTTAGAATCGCAGCAAGCAAATACACAAACCAACGATGAAGTTGTTGTTCCTCCCGATCAAATATTTTCTATTTAAATCGGAGTAAAAAATGGCACATAAGAGAATTGTTTGGACAAGTTGGAACTCATTGGTCGATGAATACAATGAGTTAAACGAACAAGAAATGCGAGCGATGGTAGAAGATATGCAGGAATTGGACATGGAGCAGCAGCAAATGATGTTACCCATGCAAATCGTTCCTCCGAGTGCCCAAATTATGTATACGCCTTGGGGTCCATATCCGATGGACTCTATGTTTAAACCATCAGATCGCTGGGATTGCAGAATTGGTACAACCAACTTTGACATTACTGGTTCAATAAAAGAAATTTTGACCAAAGACATTCCCGGTATTGAAGCGTTAAAAATTCTGGGCCGATACACTTTTGCTATTGGTATTCCTATTACTTTTGAATTTAGAGAGGTGCGAACCGAAATAGAAAAGAAACTTTGTGCTTATACCGAGGAAGAAGTCCTTACGGAAGAAACTCGGGCTACGGTTGATCTTGTAAAGGAACAACTTAAAAATAAAAAATATTGGTCTATTCTGGTCGCTCCGACTGGAAAAGTTGATTACGTTGTGTCAGATAAGCTAGATCAGAAGTATCTGGATGGCTTAAATGAATTGGTTGAAATTAAACAATTGATTGGTGGAATAATTTTAAGAGGCGATAATGGATAATATTGATAAACAATTTGAAGAAAAGTGGAACTGTGCCGACATTCAAAACATCATGAACAAGATTTCTAATAGGTATAGAAATAATGTAGATCTTGATGATATTGAATCAATCAAAATGAATACTCTCTGGACCTGCCTTAAAAAGTACGATCCAGACAGAGGAACTAAATTTACATCGTACTTGTACCAACAGTTTTCTTACGCCATGAAAAACAAAGTTAAGAAAAAGCGTTGGGAATTTAACACAGATATTATTGAAAAAACTGATGTTAAAGCACAATCAAAGATGGAAGTCATTGATCTTATCACAGGGCTAGACGAAGAAGATTCCAAGATTCTTACGCAAAGATTCTATGATAACATGACAATGAAAGAAATTGGCCGTAAAAACGGCTATTCGCGAGAAACTGCACGACGAAGATTGAAAAATGCTATTAATCTTTGTAAAAATATTGTAGAAGCGTAGACGTTTTGCGTATAGCAATATAAGGAAAAATAGGATCTCTTTATGGATAACGTTGGATAACTTAAATTTGTTTTTATATTCATAGGGAGATTCTGTTATGGCAGTTCCTTCACCGAGCAATCCTGCTCTTGCAAATACCACCGGTGGTGCTTTTACTGAGCAAACGCAGGGCGGTACTATTCTTGGTAACGGTACAACTGGTTCCGTTATTACTAATGCTTTTCTTCTTCTAGATGCTGTTGATGATCTTTGGAACCAAGCTGCTGGTCCTGTTGAGCGTGCTTACCCCGCCGGTGGCGGAATGTACGGTACTCAAAAGGCACTTGCTGGCGGTACTTTTGCTTACTTTGAAGCAGGCAAATACATCATCAGAACTATCAGCACAACCATTGCTGGTGTCGCTTCTAACGAAGTTCTTATTCCGAGATCGAACGCAAGTAATCAAGGTAACGCGATTGCTCAGTTCATTCATGACTTCGGCGTTCGTTTGCTCGCTAAATGGCGTGCAAATGAGTTCTCTTGGACTGGCGTTCTTGACGACGGAACCAAGATCCCATCTCGTTTGAACTGGATCAACGCTGCTGGTAATGCTGCGGAAGCACCTGCTACCGCAACTGACCTAGATCCGTTGTCGCCTCAAACTGGTGCTGCCGCTCGCAGAACTGACGTTGCTGCAAATCCAACCAGAGCACTTCCGGGTACTTTGGTCATGAAGGTTGACTTCGTTGATCTCAACTACGCAACTGGTGGTGACTTCTTCGATTACAAGCCAATCACTGGTATGTAATCCTAACGTTACTTTTAGTAGCCGTGGATACTGTTCGCGGCTACTTTTCCATAACTTAGCGAAGGGGTTACACAATGAACGAAACATGGGATCTGATAAGGAACGTTACCGAAGTCGTTGGAATGTTTGCCATTCCTGTTTTCTCATGGGTCGTTTACACTCTCGTGCAACAGGGAAAGCAGATTATCGTGTTAGAACAAAAAGTAAACGAGTCCTTGAATCAGCGTTTACAACGTGTTGAAAAACGTGTTACAAGCGTTGAAGATAAGTTAGACGAAATCGCAGACAATGTGGTAGAGTGCAAAATATCTGGTGCAGGAATCATCTCTAAATTAGATATTCTGGCACAGAAATTAGACGACTCAAAGAAAAAGTAACGTACTACAGTTCAATGCTAAACGGGGGGTTTTTACCTCCCGTTTTTTTATAGAAATTGAGCATTTTCCGGTTGACTTTTGGCCTTGTATGGTGTATAATAAGCTACATGATTAACCAAAATTTGAAAGGCTTATGTTTAAATGCAAGTTACTAAAGCAAACGGAGAAAAAGAAGACTTTTCCGTAGAAAAGATTCACAAAGTTGTTGACTGGGCTACGAAAGGAATCAATGGCGTATCCCTGTCTGATGTTGAGATGAACGCCAATCTTTCTATCTATGACGGCATTACCACAAGAGAGATTCAACAAGTTCTCATTAAATCCGCAAACGATTTGATTTCTACTTCAGCACCCAATTATCAGTATGTCGCAGCACGACTATTGAATATGCAACTCAGAAAAGAGGTCTGGGGTTATGGAGATCAGCCCACGGACTTTCTAATGTTTATTCGTAGAAATATAGACAATGGAATCTATGACCCACAACTAGAGAAGAAGTGGAGCGAAGAACAGATTGATTCTCTTGGAAAATACATCAATCATAATCGTGATGATATGTTTACATATGCTGGTCTACAGCAAATGATTGATAAATATTTAGTTAAAAATAGAAGTACGGGAGATATTTATGAGACTCCACAGTTTGCTTATATGGCTATTGCCATGTGTCTATTCGATAATATCAATGAGGTAAAACAAGCGTATGACTGCTACTCAACGTTCAAAATTAATCTACCCACTCCTATTATGGCTGGTGTTCGTACTAACATCCGTCAATTCGCAAGTTGTGTTTTGGTTGATGTTGACGATAACCTTGACGCTATATTTTCAAGTATTCACGCAGTTGGTAAATATACGGCGAGAAGGGCGGGAATCGGACTCAACATCGGAAGGATGCGTCCAATTAACTCTCCCATTCGAGGAGGAGAAGTAATCCACACAGGATTAATTCCATATCTAAAGAACTTTGAGTCTGCCGTTAAGTCAACGTCTCAGAATGGACTGCGTGGAGGCTCTGCTACGGTGCATGTACCGTTCTGGCATTATGAGATCGAAGACATCATGGTTCTTAAAAACAATGCCGGTACAGACGACAATAGGGTGCGTAAATTGGATTACAGTATCCAGTTCTGTAAACTATTTTATGATCGCCTAATTGCCAATGAGGACATTACTTTGTTCAGCCCACATGAAGCAAAGGGTTTGTACGAAGCGTTTGGCAACAATGAAAAGTTTGAAGAACTATATCTAAAGTACGAGAACGCAAGATCATTAAAATTTAAGAAGAAAATTCCAGCACGACAGTTGGCCCAAATTTTTGCAAGAGAAAGGCTGGAAACTGGACGCATTTACAGTATGAATATTGACACGGCAAACGAACATGGCTCATGGAATGTTCCTTGCTATATGTCCAATCTTTGTCAAGAAATCATCCATCCCACCAATCCAATCAATGCGATTGATGATGCGGAAGGAGAGATTGGTATTTGCATTTTATCTGCACTAAATCTTCTTGAACTAACCAATGAGAAGGATGTTGAGTCGGCTTGCAGAATGGCAGTACGAACTCTTGACGCAGTGATCGACTATCAAGACTATCCAGTTCTTGCTGGCGAAAACTTTACAAAGAACAGAAGATCTCTTGGGATTGGCGTTACAAATCTTGCTGGATTTTTAGCAAAGAATAAGTTAATGTACGAAGATCCGGCGGCATTAGAGTTGATTCATGAAACTATGGAGCAAATCCAGTGGAACCTAATCAATGCCAGTTGCGAGCTTGCAGAAGAGAAAGGTCCATGTCCAAAGTTTGATGACACTAAGTATGCTCAAGGTCTTTTGCCTATCGACTGGTACAAAAAGAGTGTTGATGAATTAATTAAACCTAATTACAATATGGATTGGGAGGGGTTGCGTGAAAGGATCAAAACACATGGGCTTCGCCATTCTACTTTATCTGCTATTATGCCTTGTGAATCTAGCAGTGTTATTCAGAACAGTACGAACGGAATTGAACCAGTTAAATCACTCCTGATTCACAAGAAGGCGAAAAACGGTGTTCTCAAACAGTTGGTTCCAAATTATCACATGCGAAAGAATTATTATTCTAAAGCGTGGGATATGACAGACAACAAGAGTTTTCTAAATATCGCGGCAGTGATTCAAAAGTTTGTTGACATGTCAATGAGCACGAATCTTTACTATAATTATTCTCATTACGATGATGGAAACATTCCACTAAGTGTGTTGATTAAGGATCAGATTTACGGTTACAAATACGGACTTAAAAACTTTTATTACGCAAATACGCCCGATGGGGATGGTGAGACTGAGAAGGACATGGGATGCGACTCAGGAGCCTGTGCAATATGACAAAATGGTGGCACTGTCCTAAATGTAACGAGGTGACAGACGAGTTTCAAAGTCACAAAACAGAATTATGTCCTAAGTGTAGAAAAGAAGAGAGCAAAAAATGAAGACTATTTTTAATACTAAAAACGTTGATCCAATGTCCCAGCCTCTTTTCCTCGGTAAAGATCTTGGAGTTCAGCGATATGACGTTGTTAAGTATCCCATCTTCAAAGATCTTGATAGCAAGCAGATGATGAACTTCTGGCGACCAGAAGAGATTGAATTAAAGAAAGATCGTGGCGACTTCAAAGAGATGTCGGACAACGAGAAGTTTATCTTTACATCTAATCTAAAGTATCAGACTATGCTTGATAGCGTGATCTGTCGTGGCGTTCCTACCTTATTAGAGTTCGTCACTAATACAGAGCTAGAAGCCTGCCTGATGACATGGCAGTTCTTTGAGAAGATTCACTCTCAGAGTTATAGTTACATCATCCAGAATGTCTTTGCTGATAGCTCAGAAATCTTTGGCGGAATTTATGAAGATAAAGAGATTATGAAGCGGGCAAATTCTGCAATTGCAGACTATAATAATCTGATGGGGATGGCTTGTGGATCAACTAAAACCGCTGATCTAAAGAAGCAAATCTACATGACTGTTGTAAGCAGCAACATTCTTGAAGCTATCAGGTTTTACGTTAGCTTTGTTTGTAGCTTTGCCTTTGCCGAAAACAAAAAGATGGTTGGCAACGCAGACATTATTAAACTAATTAAGCGTGATGAGGCTCTTCATCTAGCAAATACTCAACAAATTCTAAAGATTCTTCACACAGAGGAATCTGAAGGGTTTACAAAAGTCGCAGAACAGTGTCAAGATGCAGCTATCGAAATGTTTGAAAATGCTGCAAAGGAAGAAAAGGAGTGGGCATCTTACCTATTTAAAGATGGCTCCATTATCGGCCTTAATGAGACTGTTCTGCACCAATACATTGATTGGCTTTGCATGTCGAGAAGGAAGACTATTGGACTTCCTTATGAAAATACTGGGAAAAATCCCATCGCTGGATGGACTCAGGCTTGGATGCAGAGCGAAAGTGTTCAGGTTGCACCACAAGAGCACGAAATTACAAGTTATAAAATTGGTGCTAGTAAAAACGATTTAGACGATATGGATTTAGGAGATTTACTTTAATGTCAAACGCCACGCTACAAGTTATCTGTAAGGTTGATGAGGACTGTATCAAACCCAAGGTTCCCTCAGATAAGATTTACTTTAAACTTAAAAGCCAACAGTGTACCCAAAGCGTGGTAACGCCTGAGTATGCCGCTGCACCGGGAACCGACCAAGTTCTCAGTGCAGTGACCTACGCTGGTGGGGGCAATCCATTTAGTAAATGTTGCTGGTCAGACAGCGATATTAAATGGGACTTGTATTACAAGGCGGAAGATGGAACAGATGTTAAGATTTGTTATATTCATTTTCACGAACCTTGGAGTACGAGTTGGCACAATAGTGGCACTAATTACTACGACGACGATTGTGAATATGATGTGATGATTAAAACTATTGATGATGTTAAAAGAAGTTTGAAGTGCGAACTTCATGTAAGGCCAAAAGTTTCCCCCTAAAGGACAAAATAATGGGAAAAAAAGACACAAAATATGGTGGTTTAATTGACGGTTTCATTGATAATATACTGGAACGTTACGGTATTACCGATGAACTGGCAAAAAATATTACCAATATTATCGACGGAGTGACCAAGAATATTGAAGTTCAGGAAATCGGTGACGAGACGTATGTTACAATCCATTTAAACAAGATTAATTTCAAATTTAAAAAATGAGAGGAAGCTATGTCACAGTCAAAAAATTGTTGTCAAGATCATTTAGTTAGGCTGCAAATGTTAGAAAACGTAAACAGTACAAAGAAAGACTATATTATTGAAACCGTACACGGTGTAAAAGAAACCGTAAAAGTGACAAGCTATCCCGAAAATGTAAGGCTGGACACTCAACTAAGTGTCGATGAATACGTTAAAAAGATCGTTCAATGGCACCATGATCGCAACCTTGTTGAAGGATCTAGTGACAAGGATCAGTTCTGTAAGCTGATTCAGGAGGCTGGAGAACTATCTGACAATGTGTGCAAGGGGAAAGATGTCTCTGATGATATTGGAGATATGATCGTTGTTCTGCTAAATATTGCAGAAAGAAATGGTCTAAGCCTAGCAGATTGCCTAGAAAGAGCTTGGGACGACATCAAAGACCGTAAGGGCAGGATGGTTGACGGAATTTTCGTCAAAGAAGGCGACTGAAATGTGTATGATATATCGAAAGAGAATATCAATTACACATTGGAGGCTTAAAAATGCCACTTTTCAAAAGATGTAAATGTGAAGATCCATGCGAAAAACAAGAATGTCCTTGCAAATGTCATGGATTTATCCGTAGAAATAAGCTAATCAGAAGAACTGCCGCTCTTGGTGGTATCATTGTTGGATTGTATTATGCCGGTGTTGCACTAGGATGGTGGCCCAACATTATCGGATAAGAGAAAATGGGAATGGATGCCCTTCCTTTTTGAATAAGACTAGATTCTATGGACTCAAGAAAAGTATTTGAACAGTTTAAAAAATCTATAGACTCTATAGGTTATACTGATAAAAAAGAATCCATGAAAGTGGATAGTATTATCACTCTAGACTGGCAAAATCTATTGGTAGAACCTTCTAAAAACTCTTC